GTACAATTCAGCAATGGCCTTGGCGTTAAACTGCGTGGCAGCTTCGGCAATCAGCGGGTGTACCACTACGGACAATCCGCGCGTCGCGCGCTCAGATTCGCCCTCGTCCATTCCGCCATCAGGATCTAGTGTCTTTAATCCCTGAGTGTAGCGTTCCTTCCACTCTGATCGAGCTTCCTCGTCATTCTCGTAATAGCTGATTAGCTCTTGCGCTTTTCGGGATAGCTCTTTCTCGTCGATTGTCTCAGCTAGGTTGATGTCGAACTGGGCGTCGTCAATCTCGTCCTGCATGTCTAGTTCGGGATCGCCTACCAAAACATCGCCGTCGGGCAGTTCCTCAACCATTAAGCTATCGTCGGGCAAGCCCTCGGCGAACGGGATAATTTTTGGATCAGCCATACATCGTCATCCTCTTGGGTTCGTTTACTTCGTCTTCTTCTGGATCGGTACTGTGTTCTAGGAACCAACCCTTTCGTAATCTTAGCCAGGCTTGCGTGCATGTGTCCACCACGTCGTCATTCGGGTGCGCCGGGAATGCACTTATAATTTCTATTAACTCTTTAGCCCACTTCTTGTCACTTGGGTAGTATATTCTACCATCCTCCAGCAATGCGCTCGAAGCGTGCGCCCTCGCAACCTTATCCCGGTCAGGAGAATATGCCAAGACCGGGACGCCGGCCATGCGTAAATCTTGCAGTAAAGACTGGCCCGACGCCTTCTTCTCGATCAGCACTACGTCGGGCTCCCACTCGTCGTAAGCCTCCTGGGCAATCTTGCGTAGTTCTGGGTACGACGGCTTGTCCCAGTAAGCCTCCAGCACAATAGCGCACATGGCGCCCTTGTGACGAAACACGCCCCAAGTAGTTCGCGCGCTAAAGCTAGAACTTTCCTTGCCCTCAAACGCGGTGTCCCACGATTGCAATACATGCTCAATTTCTGGCAGCTCTTCGCTCTCCCAGGGAACCCACCAGGACGCCTTGAGAATACCGCCGCCCTTGGGGCTCGGACGTTGCTGTAATTGCCCGGCGGCTGCGTAAGAGCCAAGGCTCCGCTCCAAGGTCGATAGCTCCTTCTCGCCAAACCGCGCGGGCCACAGCAGTTCGCCCTCTTTAGTGCGCGGATCTGTGAAGCCTAGAGGTGAACGTGACGGCGTAGGGTGTCCAATTTCGTATCTCGCCGGCAGGCATAAATGTGACCACTCGTTGCCCATTTCTTGACACAGGTGGCCAGTAAGATCGTTTTCGTGGACGCGCTGCATGATCAGGATAAAGCTCGATGTCTTGGGATCGTTAAGTCTGGTCTGCATGGCTTGATCCCACCACTCCAGAACGCCCTCCCTGACTTTGGAACTGTCAGTATCTGTGACGTTGTGTGGATCATCAATGCAGATAATATCGCCACCGTCCCCGGTGAGTGCGCCGCCAACAGATGTCGAAATTCGATAGCCTGACTTATCGTTCTCGAACCGCTGCTTTTGGTTCTGATCATCAGTCAACTTGAACTTATCCCCGAAGTGATTTTGATACCACGGGCTATCGATCAGGCGCCGGCACTTTGTACCATCTCGGATAGACAGGCTAGAAGCGTAAGATGCGTATAAGAATTTTTTGGCTGGATCTCTGGCCCAAGTCCACGCCGGCAGTGCCACTGCCACGCTGATTGACTTGGAGTGCCTGGGCGGCACGTTGATGATCAAGTGGCGGATGTCGCCCTCAACCACTGCTTGCAGGTGTTCTGATATTGCGTCTAGATGCCAGTTGTCCTGGTACTCAACCCCCGGCTCAATTGTCGGCCAAGCTGCCTTCGTAAACGCCTTCAATGACCTCCGATAAGTTTCCGCTTGAACCTTCTCCAGTGTCAACGTGCTTAAAAGCTGCTGTAATTGCGCTGAGTTGGTCATCACTTACCCTCGTTAAATCTATGACGTTTCGTTGTTCTACAGTAGCTGAGATCTCCTGTCTGTTCGACCAGTTCTCTCTGTCTCTGTTATTTAGGTAGTAAAATATGGCCACGTTATCTTTTTTAACGGTTGCATTTTCAAAGAGTGCATTGACGACTTTTGAGAGGCCAACAGCCTTCCCTTTTTTTATAGTCTCTAAAAACTCTAAATTCTCGGCCTGCCTATTGTAAATAGTTGCAGGTGAAATACCCAAGCAAGTAGCAATTTGGTTGACGGTTAATCCACGTCCAGCCATCTCTTCGACTTCTTGCAGAACTTCTGGTGTGACCTCAAATCTTGGTCTGCCCATTGGATTTTTACTTTTGGCTTTTGCCATTACTTAACCTTTCTTGCAGTGGTGAGCTGTATTTTTGGGAATGTAGATCAGATCACTGAAAAAAGAAAGACCCGCCGTTGCAGTGCGAAACCTGGCCGAGCGGGTCTAGTTTGCGAGGTAGTGTGGGTTCAGGTGGCCCCAGCCTACGTCGAGCAGTATTTGTGGGTTATCACATCGCCAGCATTATTACAACAAATGCGAGAGCGCAGACAGTAAAGGCTACACCAGCCATCACTTCCTTGCCTACCATTAGCACTGCGGCGTGTGGCTTATCTGGGTGGATTGTGAGGTGGCCTCTCAGGCTTATTGCGACCCACTCACCGATCTGACACGGTAGTTCGCCCTCTTGTGTGTAGACGAACAGGTTTTGATTACCCAATCGCTTGCCTGAGTTCTCTTGAACCCAATCGGGCATATCTTGGTCGAAGCCTTTAAACTTCCACGACTTAATTATCATGTTTGATTTCCTTTATGCTTAGTACAGTATTTTTTCTGCCTTGGCAGTAGTGGCTCGTTGCATAGACTACCCATGAACATCCTACCTTTATCTATGGCATACCTCTGACAGGTTTCGTGCTTTTCTTCTGGTCCCCTTTGCCAAGGTCTAGCCATTCGTTTTTTTTTTACTTTTACGTTAGGCGTAACATTTCTGTTCTTCACGACCACCATGGTTTATTCCTCCTCAAAGATTGAATTGCCTACGTCCAGCGGCAATTCAATTGTGGTTATTCTGAAGTTACAGATTGGGCAGACGCGCCTCCGTTTTATTGTGGGGAACCCATATGCCATGTGTGGCCGTGAGTCTTTGGCTTTTAGTTTTTCATGGCGGCACTTTGGACAGTGCGATACGGCTAGTGTCATTACGCCGCCTCCGCTTCGAGCATTGCCTTAACACCATTAACTTGCTCGGCGGTTAGGCGCGTTGCTAGTGAGTGTGCCATTGCGGTTGCTTTGCTTGACAGATCATCGCTGGGCGCTGTTACGGCTAGGCGTAGCGCCAGCGTAAATGCCTCAAGATTATTGGTTGGTGTTTTGTAATTATTCATGCGCTTGCCATCCATATCACTAAAGCCTCGTCAAAAGGCATGTCGTTTAAGATGCGGCGGGTCACACCCGCTTGCTTGTTAATAACCCACTCGCCCTTGGTCACAGTCGGGTGGTACTTGGTCTGGAAAACGCCGTCCTTGGACTTCAACTGAAATAACACATGAGACTTCATCTTGCGCTTTAACTCACGAGAAATAAGAAACTCATTGACTTGGTCCGCGCACCAATACTCTAACTGTTGAGCGAAGCCGTCCTCACTCCACTCACTTGGCTCTTTAGGTAATGATTTGAAGTAATCGTGGACCGCCTTCATCGTAGCGCGGTAGTCAGCTTTGCACTTCGGGTGGTCATACTCATAGTCACAACCGCCTTGGCCATCGTTTCCTACAACAGCAACAGGCTTGCCCTCTACATATAACGCCGCTTGAAAGCAGTGGGTCTCGTGACTAGCCCATGATGTGTGCTTGATTGCTTTGAGTTCCAGTTTCATAATATATATCCTTGTGATCTAGTTGAGTTGGTTAATACATACAAAGTATTGTGGGTGTATGGGGGTGTCAAGTGATTTGTTTGCTCGGATCGAGGTCCACGGTCCTGATGACAGTGAGAACACTATAGGGGTATTTTACACAGATTTTATTTTTATTTTAATTTCTCATTTGAATTAGGTGTTCACAGTGTTCACAGTGTTCACACT